TTTTACCCACTACTATTATTATTACCCTCTCACGCACAAGCCCACCCCCCGTACCCCCTTGCATTATACCCCCATCCTGTCGTAAAATTTTGAAAAATTGGAGTATAGCAATGGCAGGTAGACCATTACGCAAGCGTATATTGAATGAGATACAGCAGAAGGGCGGGGCAGATTACTTGTTTGAAGAGATTGCATCAGGTAATACAATAACCCAACTTGCGAAAGACTTTGGGTGCAACAGGCAATACCTAAGTACGACAATAAATAATGTTCCAGAGTATTCGCAAGCTTTAGCCAAAGCCAGGCAAGAGGCAGCTGATGCACTTGTAGAGCAAGGTCTAACAATGGTAGATGAGCTTGATGGTGGCAGTTCTAGCAGTGAAATAGCCGCCACGCGAGAAAAGGTGCAGTGGCGTAAATTCATGGCAGGCTCGTACAACCAAGAGCGATACGGCAATAGACCCCAGACAAACGTGACAATTTCTGTGGGTGACATGCATTTAGACGCCCTACGCAAAGTCAATTCCGATTTGGCGGCAATAGACCGCGAAGATCGTGAGCGTGAAGCAAAGACGATTGACGCAGATTACGAGGATGTATCCGATGAGTAATAATCCATTACAAGAGTTTGTCTTACGCTATCGAGACGATCCAGTGTTATTCGTCAAAGAGGTGTTAGGCGCTACACCATACGATTATCAAGCCGAATTTCTGGAGGCCATAGCGAATGGCGAGCGTAAGATGTCAGTACGATCAGGACATGGTACAGGTAAGTCTACGTCTGCATCATGGGCAATGTTATGGTACGTGCTGTTACGCTTCCCAAATAAGGTTGTCGTCACAGCCCCCACGTCCAGCCAATTGTTTGACGCACTGTTTGCCGAGCTAAAACGATGGATTAACGAGTTGCCGCCTAACCTACAGCAATTGTTAAATGTAAAGTCAGACCGCGTAGAACTAACCGCAGCCGCGTCTGAAGCGTTTATTTCCGCTAGAACTTCTCGCGCCGAGACGCCAGAAGCCCTAGCTGGTGTTCACTCCGAGAATGTGTTGTTGGTGGTAGATGAAGCGTCAGGTGTGCCAGAAAAAGTGTTTGAAGCTGCGGCTGGGTCAATGTCAGGCCATAATGCAACCACGTTACTTTTATCTAACCCCACACGTTCATCAGGTACGTTTTATGAAAGCCAAACACGTCTGGCTAAATCTTGGTGGACGCGCAGATGGTCATGCGTCGATAGCCCACTTGTGTCAGATGAGTTTGTTGATGAAATGCGTGAGCGCTATGGTGAGGATAGTAATGCGTTCCGAATACGTGTATTAGGCGAGTTTCCATTAGCAGATGATGATACGATTATTCCATTTCATATTGCAGAAAGCGCAATACATCGTGATATTGAGCTAATTGAAGATGTAAGGCCTATATGGGGCTTAGATGTTGCGCGATTTGGTACGGACAAGACTGCGTTGTGCAAACGATATGGTAGCGTTGTAACCGATATACAATCCTGGCAAGGTTTAGACTTAATGCAAACTGTGGGCAGAGTTATGGCAGAATATGAGGGATTATCCCCTAGCCTACGCCCTAGCGAAATATTAGTCGATAGTATTGGTGTTGGCGGCGGTGTAGTTGATAGATTACGTGAGTTAGGCGCGCCAGTACGTGGGGTGAATGTAAGTGAAGCCCCCGCTATGGGTCATACATATATGAATTTACGCAGTGAATTATGGTTTAAAACAAAAGGTTGGCTAGAAGATAGATCATGCAAGCTACCCAAAGATGACCAATTGCTGGCAGAATTAACTGCAATTAGGTATTCTTTTACCTCATCAGGTAAAATGAAAGCTGAAAGTAAAGATGAGATGCGTAAACGTGGTTTAAGATCACCTGATTTAGCAGATGCATTGTGTTTAACTATGGCTTCAGACGCTACAACAGCATTATCTGGGTCAATGTCCACATGGAAACAGCCAATTAAACGTAATTTAAAAGGTATTGCATGAAAAAAGCTGTATTTGATAAATTAAGACCAAGTATGAAAAATAAAATTATTACAAAGTGGATAAAATATTATGTTGGTCGCGGGCTAGATTTAAAAGATGCACAAAGTGCAGCATATTATAAAGCTGGTAAATGGAAGTTGTCAGATAGAATGCGTAAGGTTCTGGATAAAGTTGATGAATTGTGATAGCGTGTAACAAATATACCAAATAGGCTAGGAAAATGGCACAAAATAAATTTTTAAGTTTTTTAAACTCGTTAGATAAGGGTGCAAGCGATAGAAACAGCATTACCGAGTTTTTAGCAAACATTTTAACACCTGGCGACAATATGGAATACGTTGATGGGCAGTTATTAGGGTCTGGCGGTAAACCTGTTGAGAATATTGGTGACAGAAGGTATTACGGAACGCTTGGACAAGCTAACTTTGCTGGCAATGATCCAGTTAAAGATGGTTTATTGTCAAAAATGACGTCTGCCCCACCAAAACTACGTCCATTAGGATTGTTGAATAAAGGGCAGCGTGATCCTGTTAATGATATGATGCCTGGCGAAAATACATTTGCTTACACTGAACCAGCTATGCCAAATCCTTTAGCGGGTGAGATCATTAAGCAAACAGGATCATTATACACTCCAGAAGAACAAGAAAATTTAGAATTTGTTGAATTTTTAACTCAATATAGAGATGACCCATTATTTGCAGATATTATAAATGACCAACCTAGGATGCGTGAAATATTTAAAATAATGAAGCAAAATTTAGCACAATCAGGGTATAACTAATGCCAATTACAACATATGCAGAATTAAAGACAAATATTGCAGATTTTCTTAACCGAGATGACCTAACATCCGTGTCTTCCACGTTTGTCTCACTCGCAGAAGCAGATTTAAACAGGCAAGTCCGTCATTGGCGGCAAGAAAAGCGAAGCACAGCCGAGATTGACACGCAATATAGCGCAATACCCGCAGATATGCTCGAAGTTATACGATTTTACATCACAAGCGGAGATACACGCCCACTTGAGCTAATTTCGCAAGCAGAAATGCTTGATCGTAAGTTTAGAAACCTAAACACAAGCGGGCAACCAGCATATTACGCGGTTACAGCAGGTGAATTAGAGGTTTATCCAGTTCCAGATGGCACATACACGTCAGAATTGTATTATTTTGGTAAAACAGACGCATTATCTGATAGTAACACGTCAAACTGGATATTAGAGCATTACCCCGACGCATATTTGTATGGTTCACTCATACATTCTGCGCCATACCTAAAAGATGATGCTAGAATACAAGTATGGGCAGCTTTGTACCAAAATGCAATTGATGCTATAAATCAAGCAAGCGAAAAAGCTAAATTTGGCGGTTCTGGACGTCGCATGAAAATAAGGGCATATTAAAATGAGTTTTTCTAATACATTCGAGACAACAGTTCTAACGTGGGTGTTTACTACAGGTAGTGCAACACGCCCCACAGCGTGGCATATAGCATTATACACATCAGCCCCAAGCGATACAGGCGGTGGCACAGAAGTGTCTGGCGGTGGATATGGTCGTAAGGCTGTAACATTTACAGTTTCAGGAAATACAGCGTCAAATAACGCAGCTATCGAGTGGGACACAGCCACAGCATCATTTGGCACAGTTACACACGTAGGCGTGTTTGATGCTGCATCTGGCGGCAATTTAATTGCTTACGCTGCATTAACGACAAGCAAAACAATTGATACAGGTGATGTTTTCCGCTTACCATCAGGCGATCTTGATATTACTTTAGACTAATGGCTGAATATCGTAGTGGATATGGACGAAGCACATATGGCTCATATAATTTTGGGCTAGATGGCTTTGTCACGGAAGGCGCTGGCGCAATTGTTACAGTTACGTCAACAGCTGCGGCTTCAGTGCGTGTTAGGTTAAGCGCATCTGACATAATCACAGTATCCACTACAGCTACGCAAGCGCAAAGAGTACGCGAAGCGTCTGCAAGTAGCACAACATCATCAACAACGTCTGGTACTGCCGAGCGTGTACGTGAAGTTGCATCAGCAATATCCGCCAGCTCATCTACATCTGCTGCAGGCGCAAGAACACGCACATCAAGCAGTGTAATTACAACAACATCCACAACCAGCTCAGACATGGTGCGTGTAAGAGATGCAGTATCAAATATAACACCATCATCTAACGTAACATCAAACGCAGTGGTTGTGTTTAGCAGTGCATCGCAAATTAATACAGCATTAAGCACAACTGCTACAGTTAACCGGGTACAATTCTCCGCATCATCAATTGCAACGGCATTGTCTACGACATGCCGAGCAATTGAAAAGTGGGAAATAGAAGAAAATACACCTGAAACATGGACACCACTTGAAAAGACACCTGAAACGTGGCAAGATGTGTCCAAAGCAGCCGATGATTGGTCTGCCACTCCCCCGACATCGAAGGAATGGACAACTGCATCGGCAACCAGTGAAACTTGGGCTAACGCCGCATA